CAGGTTTTGCTACAGAGAATACGACAGGACATGATCAGGCTAAAACAGCAGATGCTATATACGACATGTATCGTGCATCGGTAGATTCACGTTTTCCAGACTTTGGTAAAGTTATTTTACTTTCATTTCCACGATTTAAAAACGATCCTATACAAAAGTTTTATGAGTCTGTAATAGCAGAAAAAGAAGTACTTGTTCGCAATAAGACATTGAAGATGGATGATGAATTGCCGGACGGAACAGAGGGCAATGAGATATTAGTTGAATGGGAAGAAGACCATATTATTTCCTATAAGATTCCTAAAACATATGCTATTAAAAGACCTACATGGGAAGTTAATCCAACTAAAAAGATAGAAGATTTTAAAGTAGCATTTTATAAAAATATGCCAGACGCTTTAGGTAGATTTGCATGTATGCCACCAGAAGCAGTAGATGCATTCTTCAAATCCAGAGAAAAGATAGAGAAGTCATTTAATAATATGGCATTGGCGGTAGATCAATTTGGAAGACTAGAAAATTGGTTTATACCAGACCCAGATAAAGAATATTATATTCACGTTGACCTTGCACAAAAACATGACCATTGTGCTGTAGCAATGGCACACGTACAAAGGTGGGTAAATGTAAAAATTACAGATACATATTCTCAACCGGCCCCTATTGTGGAAGTGGATGCGGTAAGATATTGGACTCCTACAGCAGATAAGTCTGTAGACTTTGCAGAAGTTAGAGATTATATACTGCAATTAAGAACGGCTGGATTTAAGATTCGTGTATGTACATTTGATAGATGGAACTCTCACGATATGATGCAACAATTAAAAGCTTATGGAATTAATACTGAAACATTATCTGTAGCTAAAAAACATTATGATGATATGGCGATGGTTGTACTTGAAGAAAGATTAGTTGGACCACATATACAATTATTAATAGATGAATTATTACAATTAAAAATTATGAGAGATAGGGTTGATCACCCACGCAAAGGTTCTAAGGACTTGGCAGATGCTGTATGTGGATCAATATATAACGCAATAAGCAGAACTAAGTTTGATTCTATGGGCGAAGTTCAAGTTCATACATATGACTCTATGATGTATGATCAAGATTTTAATGTAGGTAAAGAAGAAAGAATTAATCTTATTAGACCGCCTAAAATGCCGGAACGTCTAGCTAACATAATAGAAGGAATGACAACAATATGAGTGAATATCAGGAGAGAGCAAAGCAATGCAAATGCTGTGGAAAGCATGTCCCGCTTCCTACAGTACTAAAAGAATATAACGGAATTTCTTTATGCCCAACAACATTTTCTAATGTTATTGAATATAAGAGACTATGGAAGGCCCGTGGAACAAGACCGGCAGGAAGTATAAGAAAACATTTCTCTGAGTATGTACAGCAACTAGTAGAGCAAACTATAGATAAGAATGAGGATGGTAGCCTACAGCAGTAATTTGTTGTATAATATACTTAGGAAGTAGGCCAAATGGACGATTCGGAAGATATGGAAAACTTAGAAAAGTATATTGAGATGGGTGCCGTTGAGGTCGAAGGCATGGATGAAAATGGAGAATTAATTTTTTCCATATCAGAAAAAGCAAAAGAGATAGCACCAGAATTATGGGCATCACATCAAGAATATGTTGATTCTCATTTAATAGCCTTGTATGAAAAAGGTTTGTTGTCGGTTGAGTACAATGAAAATTTGGAAGCAATTATGACTTTAACGCCGGAAGGATACAAGATTGCAAGAGAGTCTGGACTAATAGAAATTGATATTAAGAAAGATATTCCGAACAACTAGGAGAATAAATGCAAGAATTAATTAATGCTTTAAGACAGTACTTAGCAAATACTATTGTATATAAAAGTGCTGCACATGGATATCATTGGAATGTAGAAGGTCCACTATTTACACAATACCATGAATTCTTTAAAAAGATTTATGAAGATGTAGAAGAAACAATAGATACAATTGGAGAGTGGCTACGTAAATTTGATGTAGTCGCACCATATACTTTAGAAGAGTTTGTTCAATTTAATAATATGTCAAACATGAAAATTGAATCTAATTCACCAATAACTATGTCAAAAGTTCTACTAGATGCGAATGAAAAGTTACTATCAGATATTAGAATTATGTTGACACTATCAAATCAACAGAATGAACAAGGTTTGCTAAACTTTTTAGCAGATCGTCAAGAACGCCACGAATTTTATGGTTGGTGGCTTCGTTCAAGTATTAAACCAACAGTTAACTAAGGAGATATAATGCCATACAATATTAAACAAAATTCTGCCGGCTGCAAAGGATTTGCGGTTGTAAATGACAAAGGCGAATTAAAAGGATGCCATCCAAGCAAATCACGAGCAATGGCTCATATGAGAGCTCTTTATGCTGCTACAGCTAATGAGCAAAAGATGCAGGATAAGAAAAAGAAAATTTTCTAATATGGCAGAAAAAGGTACAGCAGCTGCAATTATTGAAATTGCAGAACAAGAAGTAGGAACCGTAGAAGGTCCTAAAGATAACGAAACTAAGTACGGAGCATTTACTAAAGCTAACTTCTTGCCATGGTGCGGATCATTTGTAATGTGGTGTGCAGATCAGGCTGGAGTAAAGTTACCAAACACAGTATCAACAGTATCTGGTGCAGCAGCATTTAAAAAAATGGGAACTTGGGTTGACGCTGCAAATGCAGATCCACGCCCAGGAGACATTGCATACTTTGATTTTCCAGGAGACGGAGTAGATAGAATATCTCACGTTGGACTTGTTGTAGAAGCACACGGCGATGGAACAGTTACCTGTATTGAAGGTAATACAGCAGGAGATAAAAAGAAATCTACTGATCAAAGAAATGGCGGAGAGGTTGCTAAAAAACTTCGTGGCTATAAACAAAATCCTAAGAAGACAATGATTTCAATTGTTGGATTCGGCCGGCCAAATTATGAAGGTAATGAAGTAACTGCCAGTGTACCTGATAAAACCCCTACAGTCTTCCCAGGACAAATTAGACCTGGAAGTAAGGGTGAAAGTGTCAAACTCATTCAGAAAGCCCTAGGAATGGTCGCAGACGGCGATTTTGGGCCAAAAACAAAGGCGGCAGTAATTAAGTTCCAAGATAATCACGATAACCTAGATTCTAATGGAATCGTAGGACCTAAAACTTGGGCAGAGTTAATGAAGTTAATTTGAAAAAAATAATTTCAATTTTCATAACAGTTATTTTAATAGTTGGATTAACAACTCCGGCAAATGCTGGTACAACGGTTACTGGTGCTGGTTCGACATTTGTTAAAAATTTATTAGATATTTGTATTCCCCAATTCAATGCTAAATCAGGAAACACAGTTACTTATGCTGCTGGTGGATCTGGTGCAGGCCGCAGACAATTTAATGCTGGCACCGTAGATTTTGGAATGTCAGATGTTGCTTACACTGCAAGTGAAGCACAACCAACTGGCAAGTTTGTTTATGTTCCGATTACAACTGGTTCAATTGTGATTTTTGCAAAACTTGCAGGTGTTAAGAATCTAAATCTTTCACCAGAGACAGTTGCCGGAATTTATGCTGGCACAATCACAAAATGGAATGATCCAAAGATTGTTGCAGATAACACCGTTGTTGATGCAAAAACTAAAAAGAAAACTGTGGCAACTTTGCCAGCAACTGCAATCACCGTTTGGTATCGCCAAGATAACTCAGGTACCACCAGCGTATTCACCGATTGGTTGTCAAAGACTGCGCCAACAACTTGGAGTGGCAATCGCAAAGTAAATGGCACATTCACCACTGCATTTGGTGGCACCGTGCCAGCAGGAACTTTCCAAGCTGGAAATGGTTCTGATGCAGTAGCAAATGGCGTTGATTCTAAAGAAGGATCAGTTGGTTATGCTGAAATTTCATATGCAACCGAGCGCAAACTTTTGGTTGCTAATTTGAAAAATAATGTTGGTGAATTTATTACGCCAAATCAAAAATCAGTTGGAACCTTCATCAATGGTTTTGCAGCCGGAAGTAATGGCGCCATTACCATCGATTATGCAGCGAAAGTAAAAGGTGGTTACACATTGGCCGCTTATGTTTACGCGCTGGGTTATAACTCAACTGCAGGAAAATCGGCGGTAAATCAATCTATCGTGCAGAGTTTTTACTCTTACGTACTAAATGATTGTGCATCAAGTGCTGATGCAGCCAAAGCTGGTTATGCACCATTGACCGGTAAGTTAAAAGATCTATCTGAATCCCAAATATTACGAATTAAATAATACATTTTTTAAAAAAATTTGATATAATATATGCTGGATGCCCGTAAGGGGTCCAGCATAATACTTTATTCGCTTATTAGGAGGAATAAAATGGTTACAACCTATACATTGGATCTATTTAATGATCCGTTTTTTATTGGCTTCAATAAAACATTGGAGCGTTTAAATTCAGTACATACAGCGGCTTCACATCAATCATATCCGCCTTACAATATCACCAAAGAAGACGAGGATACATATCGTGTAGACCTTGCTTTGGCTGGTTTTGATAAGAAAGATATCGAAGTCTCAGTAGATAATGGAACCCTTATTGTTAAGGGAGAAGTTGTCTCAGAAGAAACCGGTGAAGCAATTCACAAAGGAATCGCTGCTCGTAAATTCACACGGACATTTGCTCTAGGTGAATATATGGAAGTCAGCGGTGCTGAATTTAAGAATGGCATGCTATCAATTTCAGTTGAGCGTGTTGTTCCTGAAGATAAAAAACCAAAAACCGTAAAAATTAAATAAGGTATAATCATATTACGGGCCCTCGTGGCTACCGTAGGATAGACCTAGGCATGTCTCTAAACTGCCTTAAAATATGGAGAAAAGTGCCAACTTACGAATATACATGTACAACATGCAAAGAAAGTCTAGAAATAAATAGATCGTTTAGTGACAATGAAATTGTTCCACCGTGTAAAAAATGCGGATACGAGATGGTTAGATTTTATAGCCCTATCGGAGTTCAATTCAAAGCAAATGGATTTTACAAAACAGATAATCCAAAGTAGTTAACTAATTACATTTATTAAAATCTAGATGTTATAATCCAAATGTAATACGAATTCCGTATTCATTGGAGGGTCTTAATTGACCAGAAAGTTAATAAAACTACGACTAATTACGTCGTTTCTTTTGGCATTCGGCTTTAGTTCTTTCATAACTCCCAATGCTTATGCAGATGAATCATCAAATTTAACTCAAGCTTTAGCTACCGCCGCCACAGAAGTTCAACAAGCTGTAGATGCTGCAAATGTAGCAGCACAAACTATTGAAACAGCAACAGTTCAAGCACAAGAAGCAAATGCAACGGCCCCAACAATTGTTCAATTAACTGAAAGCGCAACTGCTTCTGTTGCTGTGGTTAATGAAAATGTTGCTACCTTAATGGCGGTATCACAAGAAAATCAAACAATTACAGTAAATTCTGAAACTGTTACAGCAACTACAAACGCTGTTGCCACCGCACAACAAGTAGTTCAAATGCTAGATTCAGCAATTGTTACAGCACAAACAGAATTACAACAGGCGGTAGCAGCTAGGACTGCAGTAGATACCGCAACAGCAAATGCCAATACACAATTTGTTCAGGCTAACGCAGCAATTGCACAAGCACAGGCAGCAGTTACAGCATTACAAGCCACAATATCTACAACACATTCAGTACTAGCAAATACAGATGATGCTGGAATTTTAATGACTTTACCTTTTGGTATGTTAATGGGAAATACTTTATATAATAACGTTTATGTAGGATCAAATGCTGTCATAACATTTGGAACAGACCAAGGATATTATTACTGGACAACCCCTACAGTTCCAGAAATTTCAGTAGGTGGACTTGACTGGACAACATGGAGTCAAGGTTCAGGAATTACATATTCAACTACACCAACCAGTTTAGCTATTGCTTGGGATGTTCGTGTATTTCCTACAACTGATCATTCAATTCAAATGACACAATTAAGATTTAATGCTGATGTAAATCCTACTAGTGGTGCTTGGGTTGCAGAAGTAACTGGTGTTGGACCATACGTTGATCAAGCAAGATGGAATTATCGTGAAACTAACAATGGAACCATTACGCAAATAACTGATGTAGATACATCCGGAGTAAACCAATTTAGAGGTAATATATCACAAGGAAATTATGTTGCGCCGGTAGTTCAAGTAGATACTAATACATCCCTAGTACAACAACAAATAGATTCAGCCACTATTACAATACAAGAGCTTAACATAACAGTAAGCCAAGTTGTATCACAAAATCAAATTAACTCATCTAATGTTTCTTCTATACCTTCAACATCAAATACTAGCTCGACTCTGACTTCGGCAACTAATACTTCTAATCAACTAAAAGTTACCATAGCATCCCAGACTGAAACAATTACTGCTATAGTTGCTCTTTTGCCACAAGAAAATACTCAGACTGAAACTGTTGCATCTCCGCCGCCTCCAGTGGTGTATATATATTATGTAGAACCAGTTGTTCAAGAACCTGCAACACAAGAAGAATCTACACAACAACCTGAACAACCAGTAGAACCTGAACAACCAGAACAGCCTGCTGAGCCAGAACAGCCAACTGAAACTGATCAACCAGAACAAACAGAACAAACTGAAGATGCCGTTGATCAACCAACTTCTGAAGATACTAGTCAAGAAGATACTACACAAGAACAACCATCAAAAGAAGAATCTGTTAAAGATTTACTTGCAGAAGCTGAAAAATCTGGAGAACCAGTTACAGCAGAAGCATTAAAAGATGCTGGTTTAGAATACAAAGATTTACCTCCCGCAACACCAGTTGAAGTTAGAGTGGATATAAAAGGAAATCCTGTTATAATTACTGCAGAGGTGGCATCAGCTCTAGAAGCATTCACAAGTCCACAAGAATTCGTAAATGCAATTACTGGATGTTTAATTCCAGAAGACCAAAAGGATCCTAATGATCCACAAAAATGTGAAATCTTTACAGCATTATCAAATATAGGTGCAGATATGAGCCCGGCGGAAAG